GGTTCTCAAACTGGAACGCCCTTTTGGTGAAGAACAGGTTTTCCATGCCGCGCACATCAGCGGCCTGTACTGCGCTCGACCAGTCGGCATCCTTGCGAAGATTGAACATGTCAATCGGGTCAAGGTATGCAAGGTACACGGCACGACCGTCCTGTAGCCTGTACGGTAAAAGCGGCATTCTGTCAGCGCCGGTATCAAACGTAGCACCCTCAACCATTGCCAGCGAAATACGCTGAAGAACAGTCAAGTCCATTACGTCGCCAGCAACAAGGTTTGCTTTTGCTGCCCTGCTGTTCGGACGAATAACGTGCGTCGGGGTTGCAGTGTTCAGTGTTCCCTGAATAACGTCAATGAAATTCTGCTTACGCTTGAAGTCAAGAGCGTCAGCAAGTTTTGTTCCGCTATCCTGAAGGCGTTCTGCATCGCTGCGACCTATGTTACGGGCATCAAAAGGATCACCATTGTTGACAGGAATCCGGACTCGCTCTAAGGTTATGGTGTCGCTGAACAGGCGTTTTTCTTCGCCTTTACCAGAAACGCCAGTCTTACCAGTAACAGTCCCGCCACCGGTCAGAAATCCGTCGTAGTCAAAAATAACCGTATTACCCTTGCCTGCGTTCACGTCCATCTTTTCAAAGATAATAGAACCGGTAGGGTCACTGCCCATCAATCCCGCAAAGGGATCGGACAGCTTTGTCTGACGCAACCTTGCTCCAACCCATTCAAGGCGTTTGAGGTTTGAGGTCGAATCGACAAGATATGAAGGGTTTGCACCTGCCATTTTGCCAAAAGTTTTCTTGTGAGTAAAAGTTTTACCTTTTTCCTCAGTTCAGCAAACTTTCGGCGAATCCTTGCGGGGCCTACTTGAGTGGAATTGACTGCGGAGTCTTATGCGTTTACAATACCGGAATCCTTTTCAGGGCGGTTATGTTTGCAAATAGGCAAGGACTCGAACCTTGAACCCGCGGTTTTGGAGACCGCTGCTCTGCCAATTGAGCTACCTACTTATAATTTCGGGCAGGGTGTCACCGCACCCCCCGCCCTACTGAATCAACAACCTTTCTTTACCAACACACAAATATACAGAACAAGAATTTATTCTGCAAATACTACCATTTTTTCCAGTCATCCACTAAACGCGCCTCAATACCGGCCGGACTGCCGGGATCGGCAACACCAACTTCAGACAAGCTCGGGACAGCAGGAACAGGTTCGCCAGCTTTCATTCTACCTTTTGCCGCGTCAATTCCGTCAAGATACGCCTTGATTTTGTCGTACCCCATTCGGAACTTCTCACTGTGTGTCTGGCACTTGGAAAGCTCTTCGTGATCTTCTCCGGTCAAAAACCTGTTGATGTTCTCAGTTGTAATAACTGTATCAATGTCGATCAGCTCGGTCTTCAACGCAAGAAACGCATCTTCTACTATCTGATCATTCAGTTTGTCTGTTTCAGCCTGCGCCTCTGCCTCAATCTCCTGCTTTTCTTCTGCCGTCAAATCGCCTACTTTGTTTGCTGCCTCCCTCACAGCAACAAGCCTCTCAGCGTACATTGTTGCAAAAGCAACCGGATCAACGTCGGCAAGCTCTTTGTCTTCGTCAGACAGCGTTACGCCTTGTTTTTCAGCTTGTTCCGCAAAAGCGACCTTCATCTTTTCGTTCTGTTTTTCAAGCTCCCTTGCTTTTTTGTTCGCAAGGTGCATCTGCGTTTGAGCGTCTGCTATCCGCTTCTCAGCTTTGTCAAGCGGTTTAGGCTCAAGTTTCGGGTCTTCCTTTTTCTCTTCCGGCACTACGGGCGGTTCCGGCGCGGATTCCTCTTTTGGCGGATCAAACCACGCATCCGGCTTTAACTCCACTTCAGGAACAACCGGTTCAGCGACTTCTTCTTCCTTTTTACTCACGCGTTTCTCCGTTTTATTGTTGGTTGTTATGTACCATACTTAGATAAATCTATCAACTTGGCAATATCTTCTATATCAAGTTCTTCTAAGATTTGATTATAGTATAGTTCATATTCTTTACCTGTTGTTATTGACTTAACCCATATTGTTATATCAAGTTTTTTTGTTACAACTGCTTTAAATGGTACCTCTTCACTATAGGTCGCTTTGTAGTTAGATGTATCAACAACAATTACTAATTTATCTTGTATCATAATTCCAAATTTTATGGTTATGTTATGGGCAACCGTAAGACCGCTCAGAAGAACAGCCTTACGAACCCTAAACTTTTACAACCGCTCAATTCGTTCTTTTAAACACTGCAAATAAGTGTTCATTGCGGTTGCCTGTACTTGTAAAAGAGCTTTTTGAACATCATCAACCTCTTTCACTTTTTCCGAAACAAGAAAAGCATCTAATTTGTCCAGCTTTTCCGTCAATTCTACTTTTTCGGTTTCTAACCGTGTTTTGAAATCGCTCATATTATTTTTTGTGGATTTTACAAAGCCCGTCCAAGGCTATATCGCAGCCGATAATTATGCCGCGACAGGCTCGGAACTTCCTTGAGGCGCAGCAAGCTGAGGTCTGTTCCTTAGTATTGTTGCGTTTTGCTCAATAATCTTGGCTATATCTTCGCTGTTCTTTGCGTCCTTGCCTCTAATAAGATACGCATACATACTCAGCACATCAGCCGGATTTATTTGCCCGATTATCTGGCCCGTTCCCTGTATTGCCATCATAATCATCTCTTCGTTTTCCTGTAATCCTATGCCGCTCGGACGTGTTTTGACAATCATTTCGTACTCACCCGCACCAATCGTGTTGTCGCTGTTCACCATTGGAGCCATAAGGAACTTTCCGTTCTCATCCTTCACTGGCTTTCCCGTATCCGGATCACGAACAACCTGAAAAATCATATCCCCGCTTAACGGATCAACAACAGGACTATTTACCTGCACCCACCTATCCCTGTCCGGACCGTCAGTCACTCGAATGATCTGCTCTGCCGTCCAGTACTGCTTGACAAGCTCAAGGTTTCCTATTGCTATCTGCTTCAACAAAGAATCCGAACCTATGACAGCGTATGTCTGACCTGTGATAACTGATTGCTGCTGAATTTGCACTTTCAGTCCGCTATCCGAAGCCGGAGCAAGGCCTTGAAATGCATCGTTAATCGGGATTGACCGCTGCGCCCTGTCAATATCCTGCTGTACCTTGTTCTGGTAATTCGTCAGGTCAGGCGTGAACGTCTGAATCTTGATTTTCCCATCCTTCAACGCGCCAGACTGAACAACCGCCACGCCGTTGATTGCATTATACTCGTTGATAAACGACTGCACGTTCTTGACCGCATCTTCTTCGATAAGCACTTTGCTCGTGTTTAACATGTGCTGCATCGAAATGATGCTGTGATTAATAGCGTCCTGCGTCCCGAACAAATCCCTGAACACACCGTAGTACTCTTGCATGTTATCGACAGGAAACAGCCGCTGCACCATGTACGGAAACTTGATGTTCTTGTAGATCATATCCTCTTTCTTGAGGATGCCTGCGCTATGGTTCCAATGATACGAAATAGTCTTGTCGCCTTCTCGAAGTACCGTGTGAATCACTTCGTACATCACACTTTCCTTTACGGAAAGGTCTGTTTTTGCGTCTTGCGGAATGTCGTACCCTGACGTGTAAGAAAACACCGATTCATAAGGGGCCATCATCTTTACCTTATCTTCTCCAAACAGCCGAACCGAATCATAGTACCCCGTCCACTTCCTACGGGAGAACATGCTTGCGTCCTTGTACATCGTGTTCCGGCTCCAAGGGTCCGGGTAACACTCAGAATGCGGAACAAGGTCGTTTGAAATGTCGTAGTATGGGCGGCCGTATTTGTCCTTTTTCCCATTCTTTTTAACGGAAAACTCCACGACACTCAAGCCTGTAAGCAAAAGTTTCAGCACTCCGTGAAAATGAAGCTGCTCAATATCGTTCCATTGGTGGATTGTGCGTATAACGTCTGTTGTTACGTTTGCGACTGAAGAGTAGTCCTGAGCGGTAGGCTTAACGTCAATCTCTTTTCTTGTTGCAGACAAGTACCCTGCCAGCTTCATGGCAAACTCACGAATGATGTTGTGGATCTGCTTTGGCTGTCCTCGAAGCTCAAGTGCCGTGATCTGCGCAGCGTCCAAATGGTTTCGACCGTGAAACAGGTCAAGAGCTTTAACCCCCTCATCAATTGAAGAGCGGAACACTTTTTCGCTGTTCAGGACAAGGGTCGTGAGCTTCTCAAGCTCGTATCTTTCCGATTCGGAGGATATTGCCATCAGTTAAAAACTGAACCGTTTGTGAATGAGAATCCCGCTATCTGTTTCTTCGTAATCGTCATAGTCATCAAAATATAAAGAATTATTTCGGAAATCAAGTAATCCTTTCCAATTGTAAAATCGCAGTGCTAATGAATCAGCTCTATCTGTACTTCTCCCAAGCAAGGATTTCATTTTTTCTTTTGGAGGAAGCCGGCGGACTCCTTCTCTGTCCTCAAACTGAATCTTTGACAACTCTTCACGCAGCAAAGAATCATTCGGTATTCTCATACGATGAATATTGTCCGCCAAGTCCTGGTACATTTCCGCCCGTTTGTTGAACATCTTCTTGTTCCGGACATTCCTGCTTCCAGTGTCCCCCTTCACCAAACCCGTAATTCCTTTTTTCTGCAACAGAGAAAATATCGTCCATCCTACAGGGTTGTACTCGACAATAACCGCGTCAGGCTTACTCCATTCTTCCTCCCACTGTTTAAACACCCACTCAGCAAGTTCGTCACCGTCTTTAATCCACACCTGCACTTGCTCTGAACTATCCCACCCCGTGCTTTTTGTCAACACTGACGGGTCTGCCCCGTGCGCTCCAATGTCAAGGCTCCATATCTTTTCTACCCTTTCATCTACGCTTACCCGATTGATAGCGTCCGTTATCTTCGTGAACGGGATAAGGTAGTTTTCCGTTCCATCAACAAACTCTCCAAATATCTCTTGCCGAATAAGAGCTTCATTGCCTCCATACGCATCAACAAGCCGCTGAATGCCCTTTGCAGTCAGGAACCCGTTAGGAAAAGGCAACGTGTTGAGGTTGTAGTAGGTCGAAAGCGTCCAGGACTTCCACCCTTCAAGCCCACCTTCTTTTCCTTTGTCGTGCAGGTTCTTGAATAAATTGACGTTTTTTGGAGTCCCGCCAATAATCACCAGACACTCAGGGTTATCAACCGTCGTAGGCAGGATAGCGTTTTCCCAAAGGTATTGATCCTCAAGAATGATACCTGCCTCGTTGAGAATCACAATATCGTATCCAAACCCTTCAATAGCCTCCGGGCTTTCTGCCGACCGGTAATCGATGTACGAATCGAACAGGTGCAAAACCTTGTCTTGCTTCTGCCATGCCCATATACTTTGCGGCAACTGCTTGAGTATTGGCATAAAGTACCGCTGCACATAAGCCTCTATGTTCCGGTTCAGCGTATCAACCCATAGTATTTGCAGCTTGCGTTTTTCAAGCCGAGCGTCCAGCATTTTCTGCGTCAAAAAACTTTTTGACGTTCTTGTGAACCCAAGCCTACGCCCTTTTGACAGCAACCGAACAAGTGATTTCTCTTGCGGATGGAATATCGTACTTGCCAGCGCAGGCACGTACTTGATGTTTAAGTCAACAACGTTCTGTTTATCGGACATTAAGATTTAATTTAAACACCGAAACCCGCTAACAATTGCAATTGCATTAATCTCAGGAACAATACACTGGAAATGAATTTCAACTAATGCAAAACTTACTCTCCATTTTTTATCCCATTGGAGATTTACTCCATTTAGCCAAGAATCAATAGTTTGCATTATCAGAAAGGTAGGTCGTCTTTGCCGTCACCCCTATAATCCGGATGCGTTTCTTTTTCTTTTCGACTGTTCTTAAACAGGTTCAAATTAATTCTCATTTCATCGCTCCGATTATTGTGTTTTTAAAATCTTCAAGCGTCCGGCATATTACATACTCAAACCCTTGAGCCTCAACAATTGCTTGCCACTTTGATTGATCCTTGCTTTGCACTCCGCCAATGTCTTCTTTCAGCTCAATCATCAGTGCTTTTTTGTTCCAATAAAAAACTAAATCACTCCGCCCTTTTTGCAGTCCCTTTGCTTTATTTAGGTTCCCATCAATTTTATTTTTACTGTTGCTCAGGTTATAACATATTAGCCCTCGCGTTTCAGGTAACTCGTTCCAACTCCAAAGAAAACAGTCTTCTTGCAGTCGGCCTTCTGATATATCACCCATAACACTCTCCCCAGGTCAACCTTTTACCAAACATTTCGTTTGCTTTTCTCAAAGCAAATCCTTTTTTGTATTTCATCTTTTTTTCAAACTCAACCAATTCTTTAACCGTCCGAAGTTGATGAATAACCCAGCCAATTTTATACCCTTTGATTTTCCGTATTGTCTCAAGCTCTTTCAAAGATGCGGACGCAACAAAGTTTCGGAAGGCGGAGTTCGACAATTCTTGAAGCATGACTACTATCCGCTCTTCCTCAACTTCTTCTTCTGATTTCTTATACTCATACCCGCAATATGCACAAACTCTTGCTGAAGCGTGAAGCAGTCTCTCACACTCCGGACAACTTTTTACCGCATACGTATCGGTCTTTTTCCTTTTTTTAGGATTTGACAGCCCCCATTCCCGTTCATCGTCATAAAACCCATGCTCTTCCCAATTTTGCCCAAAATCAAGAACAATAAAATCTTTCTTTCCTGCACAATTTCGACTTCCTCGCCCGATCATCTGCAAGTAAAGCGGAAGCGATTTGGTCTTTCGGTACAACACAATGCAAGATACCGAAGGGCAGTCATACCCCGTTGTCGCTATACCGCAATTGCAAAGCACATCATACTTCCCACTTTCAAACTCTTTGAATATCCTTTCACGTTCCAAATCAGGCGTTTCTCCATCAACATGTTCAGCAGTTATTCCTGCGTTTCTCAATTTCAAGCACATGTCCTTACTGTTCTGAACGGTCGCTGCAAACAAAAGAGTTTTCCTTCCTTTCGCCCTTTTTTCCCAATTCTCAATCACTCCATCAAACAGTTTTGAATCTCCATACACTTTTCCCTGGTCGCCTTCATTGTATTCTCCAGCTGTTATTCTAACAGAAGAAAGGTCAACAATCACACCAAAATGAGTTGCTGGAGCAAGAAACTTTTCATCAATCAGTTCTTTAATAGTTGAACCTCGGTATATAGCGTCAAAGTCAATTTTCAATTCTCGCATCTTGCCCGTCCTTAATGGAGTTGCCGATACTCCAAGCACAAGTTGAACGGGATCCAACGCATCAAACAAGTTATTGAAAGCGCATTTATGGATTTCATCAACAACAATTAGGTCAAACCCCCGGACAAACTCAATATAATCAGGTCGTTTCAGCCTTCTTTTTAATGTCTCAATCATTGAGACACACACTGACGCATCAGGAATCTTCTTTGTTTTTGCCGTAAGTTCACGGCTGATAACACCTATCCGCACCAAAGCATCACTTCCCTGCTTGTGAAGCTCTTTCCGATCAGTAACGATCAAAACTTTATTTCCTTTTTGTGCAGCAAGACGCGTGATTTCGCTGAATACCGCCGTTTTTCCTCCGCCGGTCGGCTGTTGGTACACAATTCGCTTCTTTCCTTGAGCAAAAAGCATCCGCAACTCATGAATATGTTTTTTCTGATATTCTCTTAGCTCAAACATTAGAATGGAGTTGGTTGAGTTGACAAAACGCTTTCATTTTTCCACTGTATATCATACACTCTCTTAGTTATTCCGTCAAACTTCTTAATAACCTGAGCGTATCCATGCAACTTCAGTGCTGATCCAAGCTTGTTTTTCGTCAACCGGATCGATCCTCCATTCAACTTGCTTTCAATCCCAACAAGTATTTCCGTGTTCGTCATCCAATTCGGGAAAGCGTTTTCCTGTACGGCCGGAGCAAA